ACATCGAGATTTCAAACCCCGAAATACTACCAGATGATCTGGTTTCTTACTTTGACGAAGAAGATTTAAGGGGATAAATAAAACATAGAAATCTAACGGTTGTCAGAATAAGATGCCTCTTAATAAGCTTGAGAACTTTATCAAGAATGCCGAAGGTCGCATTCTATACGTTAACCCTAACGACCTTGACTCTACTGATGGTATTGAAAACCAAGGTAATTCGTTAACGAAACCCTTCAAAACCATTCAGAGAGCACTGATTGAATCAGCAAGATTCTCTTATCTTAGAGGTGATGATAACGACCTGGTAGAAAAAACTACTATTCTTGTGTTCCCTGGTGAGCACCTGATTGATAATAGACCTGGTTATGCTATCAAGGAAGCAAACGGAAACGCAATTGCTGTTGCTCCTGGTGGTTCTGAAACCAATGCTCAGACAGAATTAACACTTACTCTTAATTCTAATTTTGACCTTACACAGGAAGATAATATCCTGTATAAGTTTAACAGTATTAACGGTGGTATTATCATTCCTCGTGGTACTTCTATTGTTGGTCTTGACTTAAGAAAGACAAAGGTTAGACCAAAGTATGTTCCTAACCCAACAGATCTAAACGCACCAAATAGTGCTATCTTTAGAATCACTGGTGCTTGTTACTTCTGGCAGTTCACCTTCTTTGATGGTGATGAGACAGGATTGGTATATACAGATCCAAGAGACTTCTCCACAAATAATAGATCTAAACCCACATTCTCTCACCACAAACTCACCTGTTTTGAGTATGCTGATGGTGTGAATATCCCTGGTGGATATCAACTCACCGACCTTGATATGTACTACAGCAAGGTCAGCAACGCTTTCAACAGAGCATCTGGTAGAGAAATTGATCAGAAGTTCCCAGCAGCTCCTGGTGCATTTGCTAAGCAACGCCCAGAATTTGAAATCGTCGGTGCATTTGCTGCTGACCCAATTACGATTACTAACATCATCTCTGGTGATGGTGCAACTCCTGGAACCGTTGTTACAGTTACAACTCAGACCCCTCACGGTCTAAACTCTGGAACTCCAGTTAAGATTCAAAATATCAACGTATCTGACTATAACATCTCTACGAAAGTTGTTCAAGTTATTAGTGATACTGAGTTTACATATGCACTTCCATTTGTAAGATCTAATCTCCCTGCTGGTCAGGGTGCTGGTCTTGCTCCTGGTGCTGGTGCAGCAGTTGTTATTGAGACTGATACCGTATCTGGCGCATCTCCTTACATCTTTAACTGCTCTCTCCGTTCTGTCTATGGCATGAATGGTATGCACGCTGATGGATCCAGAGCAGATGGATTCCGTTCGATGGTTGTTGCACAGTTCACTGCTGTATCTCTCCAGAAGGATGACCGTGCATTCGTTAAGTATAATGAGTCCAACAGACAGTGGAGTAGTGGTCTCAATGGTAGCGTAAGGGTTACTGGAGATATATTGTCTTCAGAGTCTTCAGCAACTAACAATGCTAATGTCTTCCACTTAGATTCTGATGCTGTCTATAGAGATGGTTGGAAGACAACTCACATCAAGATGTCTAACGATGCTGTTATTCAGATTGTTTCAGTATTCGCTATTGGTTTCCATAAGCACTTTGAGTGTTTAAGTGGTGGTGACGCTTCTATCACCAACTCCAACTCCAACTTCGGTCAGTTCTCACTTGCTGCTGATGGATTTAAGAAAGATGCTTTTGATAAAGATGATAAAGGATTTGTAACTGGTATTGTTACTCCTAAGTCGATTGCATCTCCAGCAGCAGATATTGAATGGGTACAGTTTGATGGAGACCTTATAACTTCCAGTTCAGATGATCAAAGAATCTTCCTGTTAGGATATACATCTAGAGATATTGAACCACCTGCAATCTCTCAGGGTTACAGAATTGGTGCTAAGGTAGGAGAAAGAATCTATCTCGACGACGACCAATATTTTGCGGAAGTCTTGATGACCAACGAGATTCCAACTTCTGCAACAGCAAACCAATGTAATGGTATCGATACTTCTGCAAAAGTATATGAAGGTGTTAAGATTACAACTCCTTCAGCAGATACTACTGGAAGACAAACAATTTATAATACCGTATCAGGTCATAACCTGCTGAATGGCGAATCAATTCGTGTCTTTAGTGAAACTGGTGACCTTCCTGAAGGATTAGAAGAAGGTAAGGTTTACTATGCAGTCACAGCATTTAAGAACTCATCTAGAAATGATGGTGTTACACTGAGTGGTACTCAGTTCCAGATTGCATCTTCCAAAACAAATGCTGACGCAGCAACTCCAATCTTCATTACAAGTTATCTTGGTGAACAAATTAGAGTTGAAAGTAGAATCTCTGATAAAAAAGTTGGAGAAACTGGTCATCCAATTCAATATGACTACGTTGTAGGAAACTGGTTCATCTATGTAAAAACAGGAAGCACCCTCAAGACATATCTGGAAGGTATTACTGGTGATTCTGAGATCTCTTACTTCAAGAGAGTTGAAGATGGAAGAAGTATTGACGAAAAGATCTACAAACTCCGTTATGTTGTTCCCAAAGAACTTGAGAACGCTAGAGACCCCGTAAGTGGATTCATTCTCCAGGATTCTAGTAGTGTCAATGTAAGATCTGATAGTGATTTTAATAAGACTACCATTTCAATCACACCAGATCCTGCTAATAACATTACTCCTGGTGAGTATGACTTTGATCGTAATCCAAGATTTATTAGCACCTGTACTTACAGCAATCCAACAAATACTATTAGATTTGTTGCTGAGAAAGATCACGATCTGAAAGTTGATGATATTGTTGTAATTAAGAATGTAACCAGTTCCGATAATACAACTGCTAAAGATAACTTTGGATTTAATGGATCCTTTAAGGTTGTAAGCACTCCTGATGCTAAAACATTTACCACTGGTGATGTAGATATTCTGGACATTACCCATGCCCCAGCAAATGCATCATTTGATAGCAATGTTAGAAATAAATCCATTCCTACATTCAGCAGAAATGATGCTCAGGAAAACCTCTATGTCTATCGTGTAGAAGTTATTACTCCTTACATTAAGGATATTCAAGATGGTGTATTCTATCTGTATGTTCTGAACTCTGGCAACTCCATATCTCAACCTAGTGGGACATTTGCAGATATTAAGTATAGTCAGAATATTACTGACCTTTATCCACAGTTGGATAGAGATAACTTTAATGCTAACCCACCAGCAGCAGTATCTTATGCTAAGAGAATTCCTCTCGGTGAAGTTGTTACTAATGATCTGAAGAGAAGTATTACCAGAGAAACCGCCGACAAGTTCATGAAGGCGTTCTCTTATGGTGTTGAAGTCACTGAAGTAGTAAATCAAAATACATCTGCTACCCTGACTCTTGCTCAGGATCATGGTCTGTCTGGTATTACATCATTCACCTCATTGACTGGTGGTTCTGGTCATACTGATGGTGTCTATCATAATGTAAGACTGGTTAATAATAACAATCAACCACCAATCAACCTTGAAGCACTTAACTTGGTTTGGGATGGTGCTACTGCTGAAGTTACTGTTTCTGGTGGATCTGTAACTAATGTAAGCATCACTGAACCTGGTTCGGGTTATACTGATGGGGAAGTACTTTACTTCGATACTAGACAGATTGGAGGAACAACTGGTTCTGGTGCTATCACTATCGCAACTGCCGATATTAGTGATGCTACCAACGATTACATTCAAGTCACTGGTATTGGTACCGCAACTGGTGGTTACTATAAGATCTCTGATGTAAGCAACAAGAGACAGATTGTTATTACCAAGACTGCTACAGATCCAGTTGTAAATCCTGGCGAGTATATTACACCTGTCGGTAGAGTTGGTGCTATTGCTAGCCATTCTAAAGCCACAGGTAGTAACGATAATGTCTTTACTTCCTCTAATGGTGTTGGTATTGTTGCTGGAAACAGAGTAAGACTTCTTAATTCCACCAACACCAACCTAGGAGACTTCCTGGTTAATAGTGCAACTGCTACAACATTCACAATCAATACGACAGAAACAATCAGCAGTGCTACTCAGTTTATGAAGCACGCATTGTCTGATAACAATGCTTCTGCTGATAGTCTGGGTGAGTTTATTGGAACTAGACTTCACACCTTCTATGATAATGATATTCTGTATTCTTCTCAAAGAATTGAAGTTAGTGATGACACCTTCAGTGTAGTACGCCCTGATGGTGCATCTACAGTTACAACCAAGATTGAAGGTAGATTCCCAGTTGGATCTTATATTCAAATTGGTGATGAGATTATGAGAGTTAAGTCCAGTTCTTTGACTGGAACTGGATCTGATGAACTTCAGGTTATTCGTGGTTCCATGGGAACCATCATTCAAATTCATCAAACTAACTCTCTTATTAAGAAGATCAAGTTAGCACCAATCGAACTTCGTAGACCTTCGATTCTTCGTGCTTCTGGTCACACCTTTGAATATCTTGGTTATGGTCCTGGTAACTATTCCACAGGTCTTCCACAGGTTCAGGTTAAGACTCTCAGCGAGAATGAAGAGTTCCTCTCACAATCTCAAGAAACTGCTTGTGGTACTGTTCTTTACACTGGTATGGACAGTGATGGTGACTTCTACATTGGTAACACCAAATATTCTGCACAGTCTGGTGAACAGAAGACTTTCGATGTTCCAACTCCAACTGTAACTGGTGAAGATCCTAACAGACTCTCTGTTGTATTCGACGAGATTGTTGTTAAGGAAAGAATCCTGGTTGAGGGTGGTAAGTCTAAGCAGATTCTGTCTCAGTTTGATGGTCCTGTAACCTTCCTTGGTGATGTTAGATTTGCTCAAACTCTGATCTTGAATGGTGTACCTGATTCATTGAGAACTAACGGTAAGGTTTATATCAAGGCAACAGGCGATACCAATGCTTGTAGTGGTCAGGGAGCACAACCTGCCGCACTGAGAGTTGAGGGTGGTGCTGCTATTGGTGGCAACCTGAAAGTATGTAAGGATGTTGATCTTAGAGATGACCTTAATGTTGTTGGTATATCTACATTTGTTGGTGAAGTAAAAATTGATACAGGTATTCGCCCTGATACTGATGAGGGAGCATATCTTGGAACAGCAGCATTACCATTCTCTGAGGCACATATTGATGAACTTAGACTTGGTGTAAGTGGTGATGGTGAAATCGACACTGCTACAGGTAATTTAACTCTTGATTCTGCTGGAGGAACGACAACAGTTGATGATGACTTGGTTGTTACTGGAACTAGTAATCTCCAAGGAGATGTTACTACCAACAATAACCTAACTATTGGTGATGATCTTACTGTAAATGATGATACCCAAATTACTGGAAATCTAAATGTTGATGGATCTACAACATTAAATAACACCACAATTGATGGTACATTAAGTGTTAATGGATCTGCAACTGTTGACCAGATTACTTTAGATGGTAGCACTGTTACTGCAACTAGATTTGCAGGAACCGCTGATGTAGCAAATAAGGCACCAGTCTTTAATACTAATCCACAAGGTTTGAGCAATCATGATTTTGCTCTAATGATGAGTCTTTATTCTCTTGGTTCTGGAACCGTTCAAACGTTGTCCCGTGACCAAGACCTTGTATTTAACACTGGTCTCAGTGAATTAAGATGTGGTGGTGATATTGCTGCTTTTGCATCTGATGATCGCTTGAAGACTAACAAGGTTGGTATTTCTAATGCACTGGATAAAGTCAATTCTCTTAGTGGATTTACATTTAATTGGAATGAGTTTGCTAGTGAGCAGGGAGGACAATTCGATCCTACTAAGCGATTTGTTGGTGTTTCTGCACAGGAAGTTGAAAAAGTTCTTCCAGAAGCAGTTACTGCCGCACCATTTAATAATGAATACTTGACTGTTAGATATGAAAAACTTGTCCCACTGTTGATTGAAGCAATCAAAGAACTCTCAGATAAGGTTTCTGATCTTGAAGAGAGACTAAATAACTAGAAAAGCATCCAGAGATGGCGAATTATAACAAGCAGTTTAATTTTCGTAATGGTGTCCAGGTTGATAATGATAATCTGGTAGTAAGTCCAACTGGTTTGGTAGGAATTGGGACAACCATTCCTACTGAGATTTTGGATGTCCGTGATGGAAATGCTAAAGTCTCTGGATTTGTTACTGCAACTTCTCTATACTCCAAATTATTAGAAGTTGATGGAACGGCAGGAGTAACAACAGTCACTTTCACTGATGCTATCGGTGCTGGTGTTTCTATTAGTAGTGGTATTGTTACTTCTTCTGGATCTGGAATTGTTACTTTTTATGGTGACGCCAGATTCCTTCAAGGGATGCCAACATCACAATGGATTGATATTGATGCTGGACTAGGATATACAAGCATATATGCCCAAGGAAATGTGGGTGTGGGGACCGTGGATCCCCGTTTCACCTTCCAAGTAGGTGGAAACGCAGATAATACTTTAGCGGGGTTTGGAACCGATTCTGATGGTGGTGTAGGTATCTGTTCAAGTGGTAATGTTCTCATTACTGGTATCACAACCGCCAATAAATTTATTGGTATTGGTTCTGATTTAACTTTCCTTGACGCAGATAATATCACATCAGGAACAGTTAATAACGATAGACTTCCTGTACTAGAAAACTCTAAAATTCCAAATGATTTTGTTATAACTGGTGTAATTACAGCAACAACTTTTAGTGGAAATGTAAACGCAGGATTGATTACTGCTACTTCTGGATTCACAGGGAATCTTACTGGAGACGTGACTGGTGATGTTGTTGGAACAGCATCAACCGCACAAAGTTTAACTGGAACACCGAATGTTGTTGTAGGTATCTTAACTGCAAATGCTGTCGCAGCATCTAGCTTTATTGGTGGTATCACTGGTGATGTTACTGGTGACTTGGTTGGTACAGCAACAACTGCATCATCACTTACTGATACAGCAGAAGTTGATATTGTTGATATGACTGTTGGTGTTACTACAGTCAGTTCATTTATTGGTCTTGGAACAGATTATTTGACTGGAAGAATGGCGATTGGTGGAAACACTAATGCTGGTGGTAATGATATCTTTATTAACAGAGCATTTGATAGAAGTAATAGTGGACTCACAACCACAATTGTTGGTAATGCTAGAATCCAACTGTGGAGTGATCTTGGTGAATCAACAGTTACCATTGGAACATCTGAGACACCAAATCTTCGTGGTAATGGTCAAATTAGATATGGAAATAGAAGTTCTGGATTCCCATATAGTACATCAGACTCTCTAGATTTCTTAAATTATGGTGATGGAAATATAAACTATTACTTACAAGCAGGAAATGCTGGTATAGACACTGGTGCTTTCCACTGGCATAACAAAGATAGCAGAATGTTATCTCTTACTTATGAAGGAAACTTGGGTGTAGGTGTCACTAATCCTTCACATAGACTGCATGTTAACGGTATTTCTACATTTACCGATTCTGTGCATATGAATTCAACTTTAGAAGTTGATGGAAATTTAACTATAGGTGGAAGTTTAAGTTTTGGATCGGTTTCTACACTAAATGTAGATATTGGTGGAAATCTTACATCTGCTGATGGTAATGAAGTTATAGTTCGTATTCCCGCTGATGGTGATGATCCAGTAGAAAATGCTGAGTTCCAAGGAAGACTTGTTGGTGGTGCATCCACAATAACTAAGTTAGACATCTCAGGAAATGGACAGTCTTCGCCTTTCCTTAAAGTCTTAAGCAATGCAAACGCAGACGCTGTTGCAAATGATGTTGTTATTGATGTAAATAATGAAGCACAAAATAAATTTGTAGTTAATGAGCAAGGTGGTGTAGGAATTGGTACAACCAATCCACAGAACTCTTTGGACATGGAGTATGCCCAAAGACCGGTAGTTTTCCCAAATATCACTACTTTAATCAGAGATAATTTGGCGGCATCAGGAGTCTCAACAACTCCTGGATCTGCTATTTACAATACTGATACCAATAAACTTCAAGTTTATGATGGTACAACCTGGAACGATTGCTTCTAAGAACCTATGTTACAATCTGCCGGAACTAAATTAACATTTCGCCAAATTAGAAATGAATTTGGAGTTACTCCAGCTGACGGAGAAACAGCTGGAGGACTTGGTGGTTATAGGATCAGTGAAAACATTGGATCCTTAAATAATTTACCACTAGATAATGGTATTCCACAATCTGGAACAATAAGATTTAGTCATTTTTATAGTAAGAAATTAAATATTGTTGTTAAATGCACAGGTGGTAATCTTGGAAAAGCAAACTATGAAGCTCATGGTCAGGTTGTTGGAACTGCGAGTGGAATTTCAAAAAGTAGACCTTCTAGAAGTAGTGGTGGATGGCAGGGTGGAAAGAAAATTTTTATCAATATAACTGGAACATATAGTAGTAATGGAGCATCTCGTAATGATTGGGCATTTAAGACCCGTAGCACTGATTATTGGCCAGGTGGTACTGATATGACTATTGATGTTTCTTCTAGTGGAAATATTGTTGGTAGAGGTGGTGAAGGTGGACATGCTAGTGGTGGAGATGGTGGAAACGGATCTAATGGTTTGAGATATATGAATGGAGCACAACTGAATAATGGTGGATATATCTCCGCAGGTGGCGGCGGAGGTGGTGGAGGTTCTAGAGCAGAACAGAATGACTGGGGTGATAGAAACGACGCCGAAGGTGGAGGCGGCGGTGGTGGAAACGGACTACCTGCTGGTAGAGGTGGTCGCGGTAATGGTGGCGGATCTGCTGGAAGTATGAAAAATGGTGGACAGGGTAGATCTGGAGAGGATGACGCTGAGGCAGAAGGCGGTAATGGTGGTAATGGCGGTTCCAACGGTGCGAACGGTCAAGACGCCAACGGTGGAAGAAATAAAAAGGAAAGAAATGGAAGAGGTGGAGAAGGTGGAAAGACTACAGAAACATACTAATACATAGTAGTATTAGTATGCTTTTTTATCATGGACGATTTTATTTGTCGTTATAAAGAGACTTTTACGCGACAAGAATGTAGAGAAATTATTCAAGAAATAGAATTTTTTGAAGAAACTCAAAGATTGTTTAGAACAGAACAAAATCCACACTTACAGGATCAAAAAGCAATCAATGTAAATGTTGACTTTGAAGTTGACTTTGCATCAGCAACTAGAGTCAACAAATTGATGTTCCCCAAGTTGAAGACTTGTGTGGATCAATATCTAGAAAAATATACAGTTCTAGGGCAGAGAAGATTTTTAATCTACGATTGTAAGATAAAAAAACTTGAAGCAGGTGCAGGATTTCATTCCTGGCACTATGAGAATGGTGATTATTTAAGTTGTGGTAGAACATTCGTCGTACAAACTTACTTAAATGATGACTTCGATGGAGGAGAAACTGAATTTTTATATTTGAATAAAAGAGAGAAAGCATCAACTGGTGATGTGATTATATTTCCATGTCAATATACACATACACATAGAGGAAATCCTCCAATAGGTGGAACAAAGTATCTCGCAACTACTTGGGGATGGATTCAATCAACACCTAACGATACAAATAAGTTTGAAAAAAATGAAAAGTGAAATTTTAGCGGCAACGGTGCATGAAGAACCATTTCCCTTAATGATTATTGAGAATTTTTATAATGAATCAGAACTAGAACTTGTATGGGAAGAACTAAATTTCCTAACAAAACCAGGGAAGTTGATGGATGCAAAAGACTATGGTGGTATTATTGAAAATACCAACGCAAAAGCACTAATACTAGATGATATTTACGAAAATGCTAGAGAAATATCAAACATTTTAACTGTTAATAGAAAATTATTTGATTCTGGAGTTCTAGATAATTTTGCCGAGATTCATCCGTGCTGCAAGATAGCACCTCTAAGTAATTGGGATACTACCAAGGTAAGATATTATCATGATGGTGAATTTTATGATCCACATACTGATCGAGACTTCCAGTTCTTAGCATTTTCGTATTTCTACAAAGAACCAAAAAAATTTTCAGGTGGAGATTTAATTTTTCCTGAATATGATTTTAAGATTTCATGTGATAACAACTCTATGGTTATCTTCCCTGGTTGGGTAGAGCATGGAGTGAGAAAAGTTACTATAAAAGACTCAGAGTATTATGAAGGTAATGGTAGATATTCTATCACATCATTCTTTGGAAATAAAGGAACGAACAAAAACGGAAAACTGACGACTTGACAAGATCTCAAATAATGAGTAGACTCTGTTTGTTGCTTTTGAAGGGATGGCTTTAGCTTACAATATATTCCCAGTTACAATATACAAAACGAGAATAGAGGATAATAATTTTCTAAAAGAAAAGATTGTTTCTGGTGTAGAGAAAGCTCTACCAGAACTAGATTCTCCTGAAGATTGGGCAACAGATAATCTTAAGACTTCTTTTGAAGGTGAACCAAAAGGTAAAGAAGTTCTTGTTGGTAAGAATAATGTCTTACTAAAAAAATATTATAGTGATGCAATTTATGAGATTTTCGATAGAGAAATCACTTGGGAAATTGCTGATGATATTTGGTATAACTATTATGATAAAGGTTCGTATCAAGAACTACATGAACACATAGCAGATCCTTTTCAAAAGATTCACTTCTCTTGTATTCATTATCTGTCTTACGATAGAGAAGTACATACACCAGCAGAATTTCAAGATCCTATATCAGCAATAAGAGCACACAGTTTGACTCTTGATAAAGACTTTGTAGGTGATTTTTATATTCCACAAGTAGAAGAAGGAGACTTAATTATGTTCCCAGCATATCTACAGCATAGAGTTCTTCCACAAAAAATATCTAATGTTCCAAGGATTACGCTATCGTTTAACTTTAGGTTATTGAGATATGGTTGAAGTAATTGATAATTTTTTAACTGAAGATGATTGTTATTCTGTGGTAGATTACTGCAAGATGGCATCATATTCTTATGGTGAAGTTGATTATCCTGGTGCTATACCTACTGGGATGATTCATGAGATTGATGAGACAACTGAGATTTACAAATTGTTTCAGTCTAAGACTGAGAATCTTGTAACTGAGTATCCTCTTGATAGAATGTATGTAAATTGTTTCGCTCCTGGTGAGAATCCATACTTCCATATTGATGGTTCCCACGGTGTTACATTCTTATTCTATGCTAATGAAGAATGGAATATAGAAATGCACGGAGAAACACAATTCTTGATTGATAATGAGATCATAGGAGTTCTTCCATATCCAAACAGAATGATTAAATTTGATGCTAATATAATGCACCGCGCCACGTCGTTCAGGGATCGACACCGATTCACCCTAGCGGTCAAGTACAGTTTGTGAACCGTCCACTGGGTTGTCTGGTGGGCGGTTCTCTGCTATAATTACTCCATACTGAACGGGACACCCACTTGACCATCACCCTTCGCCCACATCAGCAGACTGCGGTTGACGCAATGCTGAAGCACGACAAAGGACAGGTCATCATCCCCACGGGTGGTGGTAAGACCATCTGTATGATTGAAGACGCTAAGAAGCAATTCGATCAGGTTGGTTCTACAACCATTGTCGTTGTTGCTCCTCGTATTCTTCTTGCTAAGCAACTTTGCAAGGAGTTTCTTGAAGTCATCGACAATGCTGCTGTTTACCATGTTCACAGTGGTGAAACTGAGCACTTTAGCAGCACTAAACCTGCTCTGATTCACAACTGGCATCGGCAAGCATACCGT